AACACCGCAGCTTCAGTGGGCGCTAGACGCTGACGATCTGGCGATTCCCCTGTACCGCGTGCTCAGCACCAAGCGGACGACGGAAGGGGATTACGAAATCGCAGCGCTCCAGTTCGAGCCGAGCAAGTTCGCTTACATCGACACCGGGGCAAAGCTGGAAGAGCGGCCGATCAGCGTCATCCCGATCACTGTCGTTCCGGCGCCGGCGAGCGTAATGCTGACTTCTTCCACGGCGATTGCCCAAGGCTTGGCAGTCACGACCATGACGATCACCTGGCCTGCCGTGAACGGCGCTGTCGGGTACGACGTCGAGTGGCGCAAGGACAACGGCAACTGGATCAAGGTGCAGCGCACCGGTTCGACCAGCGTGGACATCACCGGCATCTATTCCGGCGGCTATCTGGCCCGGGTGCGTGCTGTGAGTGCCTACGATATCTCGTCGATCTGGCGTTCCTCGATCCTGACTCAGCTCAAGGGCAAGGTAGGTTTGCCGCCTGCGGTGACATCGCTGACAGCGAGATCGCTGATCTTCGGCATCGGCCTGAAATGGGCCTTCCCAGCTGGTGCGGAGGACACACAGCGGACGGAGATCTGGTATGCACCGACGAACAATTTCGCCGGTAAAACCAAACTCACCGACCTGGCCTACCCGCAATCGGAGTACACGCTGCAGAGCCTGCTGGCCGGAACAACGTTCTTTTTCTGGGCGCGGCTGGTGGACCGGACGGGCAACATTGGTCCGTTCTATCCAGTGCTGAACGGTGTGATGGGGCAATCCAGCTCTGAAGCTGGACCGATCCTTCAGCTGATTGCCGGCCAGATCAGCGAAACCGAACTGGGTCAGCATTTGTTGTCTCGAATCGACCTGATCGACGGCAATGGCCCAGGGTCGGTGAATCAGCGAATCGGTGAGCTGCAGGACGAGATCGGCAACATCGTGGACGCGCTAGTCTATGTGCCGACCGACGCGTACGTCAGGGACAACACCGTACGGGTGGGCGACAACCTGTGGACGGCCATCGCGAATGTGCCAGCCGCTGCCAACGGATCGAACGGGCCGCCGAATCCGACGTACTGGGTGAACAGCGGTCAATCAATTCGAACTGCCAACGGCTTGGCCGCGCAGGTGACGAAGAATACCTCAGACATCACCACCATCGACGGCAAGACATCGGCTACTGCCTCGCAGCTTCAGGCGTTGCAGGCCTCTTCCCGCGACGACAATGGACAAGGTGAGCTCGCGGATGCGCTCAAAGGGTGGGACTCGACTGCCAGCTATGCCCAAGAGGTAAAAGTCAGGGCTGAACAGGACTTCGCCCAGACTCAGCGCACCACTCTGCTGGATGCGCGTGTAGGCAATAGCGAGTCCCGGATCGCCACTGTTGAAACCACCATGGCGACCAACGAGCAGGCCACGGCGCAGCAACTGGCCACGCTCGGGGCCTCAATTGGCACCAACCAGGCAGCGATCCAGAGTGAGGCGACAGTTCGATCCAATGCTGATGGGGCGCTTTCCACTCGGATTGATACCGCTCAAGCGGCTGCAAACGATGCCACTGCGGCAGTTCAGACCGTGAGTCAGGCCCAGGCAGCAACCGACGGCAAGCTGTCGACGATGTGGTCGGTGAAAATGCAGATCAACGCGAATGGACAATACGTCGCGGCCGGCATCGGGCTTGGGATCGAAAACACCGGCGCAGGTCTCCAGAGTCAGTTTCTTGTGGCCGCCGATCGGTTTGCAGTCGTCAACACCATTGCGGGCGGTGCCATTTCGGTTCCGTTCGCGGTGCAAGGCGGCCAGGTGTTCATCAATCAGGCGTTCATTCAGGATGGAACGATCACCAACGCCAAGATCGGCAGCTACATCAGCTCGACGAATTACATCGCCGGGCAGATGGGCTGGATCTTAAACAAAGACGGGACGTTCGAAATCAACTCCGCGTTGGGCGGTGGTGGGCGTCAAGTCATCAACAGTTATGGGGGCAAGGTGTTCGATGCAAACGGCGTCAAACGCTATCAGTGGGGGAACCTGGACGCATGAGTTTTGGAGCGAGAGTCTGGGACGAAAGCGGAAATCTGGTCATGGACACCAACACGTTCACCTATCAGGTGATCTGGCAGGGCGTTCTTGATTTCAGCATGGCCACGACAGGTCAACCGGTCATCTACACGTTGAACATACCGGGCTTCAATCCGGCGAACTGCGTGTTCATGATCATCCCTACACGACTGCAAGACGTGCAATCTGCCGAGGGGGAGGCGACGGCAAATCTCAAGTCCTATCCATATGTCTCCACGGCTATGGGGCAGGTGGTGGTGAGATCGGCCAACCCTTCCGCAAACCTTGCCAACACCAACCAAACCAGAGTCGTCGCAAAGGCCTATGCAGTGAGGTTCGGGATATGAGCTTCGGCTTTTTGTGCATCAACGATAGCTCCTATGTTCAGATCGACTCAGAGGCACCACGCCTTTGCATGCTGACCAAGGGGAGCTATTCAGGGACCAATACGGCAAATGCGGTATTTCCTCGAGCCATAACGAGTACCGATCCGCCGTTGGTTTTTATCAGGCCAGATCAAACCGGGGTGATCCAGGTTCCGATATCAGTCTGGTTCACCGGCGGGCCGGGTAACTGGACCGGCTTTTCCATCAAGGCGTCAAACGTCAACGGGACGCTGAGCGGGCAGTATTTCGCGGCGGCATGGGCGTCCATGGGCACGTCTTCGTTTGGAATGCGGGTTTGGGATGCCAACGCAGCATTGATCTACGACAGCGGCGCACCGGCGGTGACCGTGACTTTCGCCGCCGGCAACTGGGCGTATGTGGGCGCCGAACAGCTGACAGTAGGTCGCCGATATGTCTGGTCGATCAGCAAGCTCCTCGGCCCCGGCGAATACCTCTCCCTCAATCCCTTTGCTATGCCTTGCCACAACTCTGCCAACGGTGGCGGATGCGCGATCGGAGTGGATTACACAGGCGGAAGGATATTGCTGTACAGCCTGGCTACCGCTGCCTGGACCGACCAAGGCCACCGGCCTTTCCTTTGCGCAAAGCTCAGCGCTTGACCTGCGCAACACGTTAAACCTTCGGAGATAATCAATGCCCTGGTACAAAAACGGGACGGTTACTGTCGTCCAAAATTCCAACGTTGTGACCGGTGCAGGCACTGCCTTTGCCTCAAACGGGCGCGTCGGCGATGCCTTCCTTGGGCCGGATGGGCGTTGGTATGAAGTAGTCAATATTTCCAGCGAGACAGTGCTGGCCATCTCGCCGGTCTACCAAAGTGCCACGAATGGCGCAGGTGCCTATGCGCTGGCGCCGATGCAGGGCTACGTCAAAGATTCGGCCGATGCCCTGCGCGGGCTGGTGAATCAGTTTGGCCAGAAGATGGCAGCGCTTGGGACTACCGGTAATTACGACACCCTGCCGCTGAACAAGGGGGGCACGGGTGTCGCTGCTGACTCGAACGCCACCTTGCTTAGCTCGCTTGGTGCGATGCCGCTGGCCGGCGGTGTGGCCCTGAACCCTGTGTTTGGCAGCTTGCGCGCTGCGGTTACGGGCGCAACACCGAACGCCCAAGGCGCATACATTGGTTGGAACGAAACCAACGGCAGTGGGATGTCCGGTGCTGTCTCGTATACCTGCAACCAAGGCGGCGGTACCGGAGGATTCAGCTGGCGCACGGTCAATGCGAACAATTCCGCCGGTGGACCGTTCATGACGTACAGCTACGCCGGGGTCTTGAACGTACCGGCGGGGATCCAACTGGGGGGCAAGAACATTGTCGAAAGCGGTTCCAACGCAAACGGCAGCTATGTGCGGTTCGCGGACGGCACGCAGGAATGCTGGTTGCGAAATCTTGGGTTTGGCCCTGCGGGGGCGAACGTGACCGCATCTGCCTTCTGGACGCCGCCCATCGCGTTCATTGGCAACACGGCTACCGTCGTGGCGACCTTACAATTCGCTGAAAGCAGCGATGCGTTTACCTGTTCCCGACTTAGCGCAAACGTTGGCACTAACGGCGCCGTGACCGTAACGGCAAACTTCAGCGTGAACCAGGTGTATCGAATCGGCTTAATAGCTAAAGGAAGATGGTACTGATGATCATAAATCTATCCCCATTTCGCTCCGATGAGACGCTCGTCATCATCAAGTCCGGTGACGTGCTGACCGTCAATGGCGAGGTCTTCGACTTTTCACGTATGGCCGACGGCGACACCTTGCCGCTGGGCGCAATAGAATCCCACTGGTTTGGCGGGACGGTCGACCGCGTCGGTGCAGATTTGCTGCTGACGCTTCGACTGCCACTGCCCGTCAACTACAGCCAGGAGCAGGCCTACCCGGTGCCACTGACCAACGTTCAAGATGGCGAAGTGAGCTTGCCTCAGCCACTGCCGCTGCCCGCGGTTGAAGAATTCTCAATCATCGAGGCCCAGCAATGAACATCGATTGGAGCCAACTGATCACCAAGGCCATGAAAGACGCTGCTGCCGCTGCGCTCGCTCTGGACACCGCCAAGGCTGAGCTTTCATCGCGCAACGCAGCAGCTGCCGCCCAGATCGCGCGCATTCAGGATCGAGTGGAGACGCTCGGTTACGGCGTGGACAGCGGCGAAGCCACCGAAGAGGATGAAGCTGAGCTTGCTGCGCTGACTGTCAGCCTGAAAGGCTGGAAGGCCTACAAGTTCCAGCTGGGCAAGGTGGCGACTCAGGCTACATGGCCAGCGGCACCTATCTGGCCGAGCGCGCCTGCCATCCCCGACATCGCCGCAGATCCGGCCGCGCTGGCGCCTGACGCCATCTGATCGCAGCACGCGACCGGACCCGCCATGAAGCGGGTATTTTTTTGCCTGGAGAAAAGTGATGGACGTGACTGAAAAAGATCGCGATGTACTGGCGCGCACGTTGTGGGGCGAGGCGCGCGGCGAGGGGCTGGCCGGTATGGTTGCCGTGGCATGGTCGATCCGCAACAGGGTCGAGGACGGCAAGGATAGGTCGTGGTGGGGCGAGGGCTACACCGGTGTGTGCCAGAAGCCGTACCAGTTCAGCTGCTGGAACAACAACGACCCGAACTATCCGTTCCTGATTGGTGCGAGGCCGATCCCAGCGGCTGAGTTCGTGATGTGCCGTCTTGCTGCCGAGCAGGTCATTGGCGGCCTGAAGCCTGATCCCACCGGCGGCGCGACCCACTACTACGCAACCACCATGCCGAAGCCACCGGCCTGGGCTGCCAAGGCGAAGCAGACGCTGAAGCTCGTGCACCACATCTTCTTCAGGGACGTGCCATGACCGAAGCCCAGATCAAGCTGATCGGCGCCGCCGTGGTTGCCGCCGCGTTGTTCCTCGCCGGCGGCGGGGTCGCGTGGTTATGGCAGGCCAACGCCTACGGCAAGGTCATCGCCACCAATGAAGCCAACCACCAGGCCGATATCGCGCTGATCGCCAATGCTGGAGCCGATCAGGCGCGCAAGGCGCTCGCCAAACAGCAGGACGCCGAGCAGAAACTTGCCGCCCTGGACAAAGACGCCACTG